ATCCTACAGGAATGATATCTATCAAAACATTACCTGAAGTATATCCCTTACCACCATTGACTTTAACCAAATTGGTCAACTGACCAGAATTTGATACTTCTGATGTATATACAGCAAACTGTCCTCTACCTGCTAGGTCAGCAATTCTTACTTCAGGTGGTGATGAATAGTATTCACCAGCGTTGTCAATAGTGATACTAGTAATTTCACCTTGTGTAATAATAGCAGTAACCTGTGCATTCCTACCAGACAATATTTCAACTGTAGGAATAGAAGTATACTCACCTGCTGTAACAATTGATACAGACTCAACAACTTCACCAGCAAGTTTCGTTCTTGCTAGATTGGGAACTCCATCTACTAATACAAAGGGTGGTTTCTTGTAACCATTACCCTTTTTATCTAAGGTAATTTTTTGCAGTCCACCATTTAGTATTACTTCATCATCTTTATAACTTAAAAAAGGTATACCGTTTGTAGCAATACCAACATCTCTAAATTGTGTCTCATAAGACTCAGTTGTAGATATTGGTTTCTTTCTAATAATCTTTAAATGTTTTTGATCTGCTGCATCAGCAGGTAGTGTACCAATAGCATGTGAAGGGAATCCAGACGATGCAATATAATAGGAATCAGCATCCTCATAGATTGCAGAAACATTAGAATTTAAATCAGCAATAGCAGGTGCAGTGCCACCAATAGTCCATCTAAGATTATTTTGGTCGTCAAATATCTTAATGTCATCTGTAAGGAAACCTGACTCAGATATATCAATAGAATCGCCAGTATTGGAGTAAGGAACCTTGTTGTTTGATTCTAAGTTATAGACAATACCATATACTAACAATGATACGCCATTACCACTTACATCAGAACCAAAAGTTACAGGATCTCCAACACTATATGCTCCGTTACTTGTTCTAGATTTAATTACAAATTGATTTACATTTTTATCATCAAATGTAAACACCTCATTATCAATAGTAAACTTTCCTTCGTTCTCCCATCCAATTGTTGAGAAAACATTAACTCTATCACCAACATCTAATGTTGCTTCTACATTTTTTGTTAATGTTGTTTTAGATGCAACAGTAAATCTACCATTTATACTAGACTCTGAAAGAATTAATTCGTATAAATCTTCTCCATCAAATTTACCAGCAAATATAACATTATCTACAACAGCAGAAGCAAACTTACCTGTTGTTTGTGTAATCTTTCTACCAACTAAATTGTTTACATCACCAGATAAAATTTTTGCCTTAATTGAATAGTTATTAATCCAAGTAGATTCTGATGACTTTAATGTATGTTCTCTTGGATACAGTATTGTTGGTTCTGGATCATTATCTATTAGACACTTAAATAAGAACTTAACAGAACTATCAGTTCCCTTTGATTTATAGAATGAAGTTATATTCTTAATAAGAGTTCTCTTATCAATATCCCCTTTTAAATATGCTTCTGGGAAATTGTCAAGATATTGTTTTTCAAAACTTTTAATTAATGAATATAAGAATAGGTTACTGATATTTTGTACAGTAGATCCTAGTATATGATTATCTGTTTGTGTTGTTACAAAAGTGCTCTTCTCATACAGGTCACCAATTTTAGTGTTTCCACTTACACCACGACTTACTTCTAATAACTGTGTGTCTGTTCTACTTTTATAAAAACAAATTTCATCATCAATTTTTACATACCCACCATTTTTAGGAAATGAAGAGGCATCAGTAACATTAATAGTTGTGTCTACATCTTGAACATATGAAGTAGTAGTGGTAGACTGTTTAAGTACATTTTTTTCATAAAAATCTATATCACGATATTGCTGAATATTACTGATAATATCCAGTGGTTGACCTTGGAGTTCATTTTGCTCATAATACTTCTGTATGAACTTAGAAAACAGTTCATACTCTTCGTTGATGAAGTCAGGTAATTGAGACTCAATTAAGAATGAGACTTTATTCGCAGTTTTTGGCACTACTCTTTATACGCAACGAATTTACTATTTGATACATCTACTTCTAGATACATCTCACGTTTTACTTCAATATCTTTATTAGCAGGTTTGACACGTAATTCAATACGATTGTCAGAGAAACTACCTTTCAGGATAGTAAAGTCATAAATTTTTACTTCACCTTTTTCATAATCAACATCACCAACTGAATCATTCAATAGAATTTTATCACCAGTAATGGAGTCTAGTCTATATAGCACCAATTTACCATTTCTATCTTCTAGAAACGCAGTATCTTGTGGGTGTTCAAATACAGTCATACCAGTAGATGATACTACAGGGTCATCACAATCCTTCAATAATGCATTTTTAAAACAAATTTCATAATATGTTGATGAGTTTATCTGTGCAATAAAATCTTTTCTCAAAGTTATTGTGGTATCGTTAGAATTAACGCTACGATCTACACTATCAATCACACTAATAAACTTACTATATCTAAATTTACCGTTAAATTTTTCTGTTCCTGATGTTTTCAAGTACTCCAATATACCAGATGCTACTTTTGACGCAATATCCGTAGGGAGTAATTTGGTTTTTGTACCATCAAAGTAAATATCACTTGTTATTTCAACAAAAAGAATAGAAGGATCAACAAATTCTGGTCTAATAGAGGCAACGGTATACTTTTTAAGTTCATTTACCAACTGATTTTTGGTAAATGCTGATAATGATGCTGCTTCAGTTGGTTTTATAGAGAGAAAAACCTTACCATACGCAGGTGGTTCTTGATCTTCTCCACCAAATACTATAATATCACTGATAGCAGGGTATATCTTTCGCACAATAGCAGAGTAATCATTAGAGGTTACTGCTCTATTCTGTGATCCAAAGAATTTTGGAGCGTTAAATTTGATCTTAGCAACAGATTCAATCTCTGCTCCTCCGCTTGCTACGGAAGTTGTTGATAAATTGCTTACGGAAAACGGAGAAGTAATAGTATTACCATCACCATCAACAATTGTTCCGTTAAATGTGAACGTTTTTGCACCATTAGTAATTGCACCACTGGTAACAACATAACAAATTTCAACAATATTTTGATTAGATAGTTTCTCTCCTAGTACACCATCACCAAAAAATACCTCATATTGCTCATCTTCTACCTCACTTAAGAAATATACCTTATCAGTAGATCCAACTTCTAGAATATTCTCTGCTTTTTCGTATGTTGTTGATACAGTTGAATTATTTGATTCAAATACCTTTATACTCAATGTGCTAGTGTCTGCTCCAGAGTTACTAATAATAAATCGTTGATTCTTAAGTGACGTATCTACTACTGTTTGAGTAACAACTAATGAACCTTCGTATATTGGTAGATCAGTAAATGTAACAGCATTGTTTACAACTTCCTTTCTATAATCATCTTTCAATACAAACTCATATAATGCGTTATCATAGTTTGTAATAAAACCTGTACCCTTTTCCAGTACAACTGTACTAGGTGCAACACCAGTAAATAAAAGTTGCAAGTCAATTACTGCTTTTGGTGATGTAATTGATTTCGGTGCATAACCAATCTGTTTTGCCAGAGCAACCACATTGTCTCTCAGGGTGGATGAATCTAGAAACAGTTCATTCACTACCATATTAGCGTTAAACGCCGTATAGTACGTATTGTATGCTAATACATCTACTAATTGACTAATAACAGATCCTTCAAAATCATAATCAGTAAATTCTGTCTCTGCCCTCATGTACTCCTTGATGGCAGTTTTTATATCAGCAAAATCTAAGTTGTTTACTTGGGTATATGGCATTATCTCGTCCTAGTTAGGAAGAATTCTATATTTGATGGAAGTATATCTGAACCAACGACATTGTATGACATCTCAACGCTAAATCCATTATCTTCAAAGTTAGGAAAACAATCTAATGATGTTATTCTAATTCTTGGTTCAAACGTTTTTACTGTGTCAAATATAGATCTCTTTATATTCGCAGCAGTAGCATAGTCCAGTGGTTCAAATAGTTGACTTCTTATATCAGAACCGTAATCTGGTTGAAATAACCTTTCTCCTCTGTTTGTTAATAGTAAACTTATAAGTGCTTGCTTAACAGCAGAAGCATCCTTACTAACAACTAAGTCATTAGTAACAGGATGCCTCTTAAAATTAATATTAATGTCCTTGAAGGACAATCTGTTCGCCATTTACCGACAAATATACGAAGTCAAAGTTATTTAGCGACTTTTAAGTAACTTTGTAAAACGTATACTTTAATAACAACTCTTCTCCCCTCTCAATCTTTCTAAGAGTCTTTACATAATAGATATTATTCTCACACCACTTAATACAGTTTGGTTCGTCAGAATGGTTTATGAACCCCCCTAGAGGGGTTCTCCATATAGTATCATTTACTATGATGTGAGACACACCAAGATACATCATAGCATCAATATCTTCTTTTGCAAAAATACCTTGACCTGCTATGGGACTATCCTTTACATGTAATTCTCTTGGTAGTGCCTGATACATCTCTATCTGTCAATAATTCCTACACCGTCATCAACTGGTTCTATAGATATAAACTTGATCGCAATTGTAAATCTATACTTAGAACCTATTAATGCTTGTGGTTTTGCACAATGGGGTATGCTACCATCAAAGATGCATATCCTACCTGGTTTGTATGGATTTATGTATACTATTTCCTGTCTATCCTCCTCATAGAAGACTGTCTCACCACCCCAGTTTGATTCCCACTCAGTATTGGGGTATATCAACATGGTTTTTTCCATGCCCTTCCTAGGAGCATCTACATGAATCTCATGAGAATCATTTACTAGACCTAGGTTGACATATGCATTTGAAAATTCATATTTTTCGGCAGAAATAAATTGAGAAAAATTCTCCATACGATATGAATTGTTAAACACAGTCTTAAAGATGTTATCATCAGGTATGTTTGCCATACCTCCAGAATCTATCGTTGCCTGTTTTCCACAATCAGGACATAATGATCTTCGGAGTCCGACACCCACCTGATCAGTAGCCATCAGTTTATTTTGATCAATCTGAGGTAAATCTGCCCTCATCCTCTTATCACTAATGTTTTGTATATCAAAGTTACTTGTATTTGCACAAGTATACTTTAAAGACATACACGTGTCGTATAATGATTGGTGGTCGCCAAATTTGAAAGCCTCATCCATGATAATAATATCACGACCTTCATCAACCTCAATTTTATTAATTAACATAATTTGTAAAGTATTTTAGAGTCCCTCGGTGTTTTCGCTCGGAGACCACGCCCCTAGAACTGCTTCGGATGTGTTATCACGTCACCGTGTATTTCACCGATATCATCTATATGGGCATGATCAATATCCACATGCAATTCTTTCTCAAAAGAATCTGCAATTCTCTCAAGTGCCGAAGCAATCCTCAGTAATTCGTCACTCATTTGCCCTGCCCCCTGTAACTCTTCTTTGCATTGTTACGAGAAGTAGCAGAAAGTTTTGTATTTACTGAACTACCCTGTCTTGTCTTCTTTGGTTTTGCAGGGACATGCGTTGATGAACTGTTGTAAAGTGCCATACTATAATTGTGTACCTATTAGTATCTTAACATGTTGGAAAGGTCCTGTCAAGGGTCTGGGTGTACCTAACATTGCTGCCTGATCTCCAGTCACTGCTGGTAACTTTCCATTAATAAACACTGTCGTGTTAACAGTAGGAGTGACTACCCTAGTACCTGGTTGGCATGGCAGTGGTATAAGTGGATTGATCTTTACACCAGTGACAGGATCTGGTATACTAGTGCTGCTATAATACTGTAAAGGTTGACCATTGACTATCACATTTGATGATATAGTCGGTGTACCACCTAACGGTGCTGCTGGATATAAGCAATTAGCGTCAGTGCTCACAGTATCTACTGTTGCTGTTCCAACGAAATTTGCCATTTCTTTAAATCTTCTAGTGTATTATGTAGGTAGTCTAATGTACTTGCAATAGACTCATACTCATCAGATGTCGGACGCTTGTACATCAATTGTGGTTTCTCCAGAGACGAGATCCTCTGCTCCAAGAGGTTCAACCTCTCGGACAACTTCTGGAGTGACTGATTCAACACTAGAATGTGTGATTGGAGCTTGGGAGTTATCGTCTCTCCCTGCGAATCGTTCTGCTGCTGCG